TTATGCGGCGAGGTCGATGCGTTGTTTGATGGCGCTGACGCCGATGAGCGCGCCGGCGAGGATGCCGAGCGCGTTGAGCGTGGTCACTATCGCGTCCACGTGAGTCCAGCCCCATGCGGGGCCGACCGTGTTGACGAACAGGGCGAGTGCGGGCAGGACGATGAGGCCGAGCCATTTGAGGATGTCGTAGACGCGGCTGGGGATGAGCCAGTCGGGCACGTCATGGGTGACGTCGGCCGTCTCGGGCCAGTCGCTCACATCGACGCCGGGAAGCGTTTCGCCGGTGTCGGTCGTGTTTTTGCTGTCGGTCATGTTTGCTCCGATCAATAAGGGATGATGATGGGGTGATGCCGTCACCCGGTCAAGCGGGTGGCGGCATCTGTTGAGTCTCAGCGGCAGGTCACCACGTCGCCCACATAGTAGACGTTGATGTTGCCGGAGGGTACGGTGCAGCGGCTGACGCTGTAACCGTGCGCGGTGGCGAAATCCCACACGGTGTCGCCCCATTGGAGGACCTTGGAGACCCCGCCGGACGATGCGAGGGCGGTGCCGCCGCCGTAGGTTACGACGTCGCCCACGTAGTAGCGGTTGATGTCACCGCTGGGCGTATGCCACGCGGACAGGGGCCAAGCATCATAGGCGACGGCGAGTCCCCAGATGGTCTCGCCCCACTGCATGACGTGGCTGATGCCACCCGTGTTGGTGTTGGCCGGGGGAGTGTTCGACTGTGCGGGCGCGGCCGGTGTGGCCGGTGGCGTGGAGCCGCCGGCGGGGTTGGCGTACAGGTCCCACTGCCATGCCTCGCCACGGAAAATGTTGAGGTCGATGGGACTCCACGTGTTGACCACGCCGGTGCCGCTGTACTGGCGCATGGCCTCGCCGTACGCGCCTATCATCCACGGATTGGCCTGATAGCCGGTCGGGCTCATGTTCGCGTATTGTGCGATCCACAGGCCGTACCGGTCGCGGATGTCCTGCGGGATGGTACCAGCCACCGGGCCGGTGTACAGCAATGGGCGCACACCACCGGAAAGCCGCTCACACTCCGCCATGAATCGGCGTACCCAATCCCAATTACCCCATGCGGGATTATCGTCCATCTCCCAATCCAACGCCACGATGCCGTGACGCCAATAGTTCGACGTGTTGCGATAGAAGAATTGGGCTTCCGCCTCCGGGTTGCCGCCCATCGCGTAGTGATACAAACCGAATTTCTTGCCGGATGCTTGTGCCTGGGCGATCATACGGTTGGCGTCCGTGTTGACGCCGGACACGAGACAGTTGTTATACACCTGTCCCGTGCCCCATGTGGTGCCGACCACCACGAAGTCGGCCTGCGTGTTGGCGATGTCGATGCCGCACTGCCAGTTGGACACGTCGATGCCCTGCATGTCCGCGTGCGCGGTCGCCGGGAGCAGCATCATACAGACGGCGGCGACTAGGGCCGTGATCTTGGCGAGCAGACGCTTCCACCACGGCTTGTCCTTGTTTTTAACCAATTTTTCCCCTTTCTCTGAGGTGAATATTGTTTTGTGGCCCACGGTCGTGGGTCAGGATTATCGGGGCCCACTCGGGGCCGTCAATGAAAAAGCCCCACACGGAATGGTGTGGGGCTAGAATCAGTCGATCTTGTACAGGCGGGGAGTGAACGTCTTATCGACCTCGCCCGTGGTATTGACGAATATATTGAGGCGCAGCGTCCCGGCCTTCAAGGGGCGCGGCCCATAGCCCTTAGGTTCGAACGCGATTGTCTGTCCGCTGCCGTCATCGGGGGTGAGAGTGGACTGGATGCCAATCAACCATGAGCTGCTGTCATACGGCCAGTCGGAGGCGTCCAGCGTGTACGTGCCCGCGTCCACATGGACGGAACATGTCAGGCTATTCCACGAGTCAACCTTTTGTGTGGTGGAGCCTTTGAACCGGTACGTGCCCGGCGATGGTTCCGTGACCATAACACCCGGGTCGGTGCCTAATGTTTTAGGCAGTCCGGTGACACGCGGATACAGGTTCGCTAATTCATAACCCCCCCCCTTAAGGCTTGTGTTGTCGGGTTTCATCCAATCGTGTGCGGTGTCGCCGGATTCGAGCTGGATTCGGAGGTCGCCGTCCTTCGCGGTGGGCGTGGCCTCGGTGGAGATGACGTTGAGGAACAGGCTGACGGTGCCGGCAGGGATTGCCATGACACTGTTACCCAAGTTCATTTGGTCTCCCAGTTGCTGCCCCTTGGCGTCGAGGCACTTGATGTTGAAGCTCAAACCGGCGAGACTAGTGCCGCTGAGTTTCACGGTGCCCTGTACCGGGCATGGGAACTTCCACGACAGACCACGCCATTGACCGGGGGCGGTGCCGGTGACATGCAATGACCCGTCACTGTTAACGGTGGCGGTCAAACCGCTGCCCTCGGCGGGACCGTAGGACAGCAGGTTACGCGACAATACGGTAATCGGCACGGTTTTCGTGATCGTGCCGGCGGTCAGTTTCAGACTCGTGGACCCCGGTTTGATACCGGTTATTGATAGTGCGCCCATATTGGGGCCTCCTTTTATGGTGAAGGCCCCAATATCGGGGCCTTAGTTGAGTTTCCTGAGAATTGGGGTGATGGTTGCGTCCACGGTCTTGCCGGGCGAGACACTGACGAGCATCTGGTAGTCGCCCGCCGGGAGCGTCGCCTTGACCGTGCCATGCGAGAACAGGTCGATCCTGCCGTCCGTGGATTTGAGCTCGCAGAACAGGCCGACACCGTCGGCGAGCGTGTGTTCGAGCGTGTACTCGCCGGCCGGCAGGTCCTGGGTGACGAGGATGGTCGCCCAGTCGGTCGCTGTGCCCTTCGCGTGTACCATGCCGTCGCCGGCCGCGGTGAACGTGATTCCGTTGCGCGTGGCGGGCAGGGTGGGCAGCACCCATTTGTTTCCCCATACACTGACCGGGATGGTCTTTACGATGCTGCCTGCGGTGATGGTGATGGAGGTGTCGCCCTCCTTGAGGGCGCGGACACTAGCCCCCCCCCTAAACGCTGTTGTTGTTGGCATGATATTGCCCCTTACTGTTGTCTGACTGATGCGAGACTCACATCCTTGATGGATGCCGTATACTCCTGCGATGCCGCATCGGGCAGGATCGTCACCTTGAGGTTCTTGCTCTCGCCGACGCGCAGGGTGATGTTGTCGATGGGTTTGCCGGAATCGTCCGTGACCTTGATGGACTCGGGCGCGTAGGCCGCGCTGATGGACACGGCGGCGGAAGTGAAACCGTTGACGGTGGCCGTGACGAGAATCGTGCCGCCATGCCTCCACGTGAGCGTGTTGCCCGAAATCGTGGCGGTGGAAGTGTCCCGGCTTGTGAACGTCACGTCCTTGGTGGTGAGCAGGTCGCCAACATGACCGTCCGCATACGTGGCCTTCGCCCCCAGTTTCAAAGTGCCGGACACGGCCAGCGACTTTGGCAGCGGCTTGCCCTTATCATCCGTGATCTCGATGGAGACCACCGTGTCCTTGTCCAGCGGCCATACGAGTTTGCCGTTGAATAGGGCGTTGTACGTGTGGCCGTTCAATAATGGTTTGCCGACACGTTTGCCGGCGTAAAAGGCTGGCATGATCAGGCCCCCTTCACAGTGGCCTTGGCTGCGGGCTCCTCCGACACGGTTCCGGCTGGCGTTTCCCCGGCGGAGTCCTTGCCGGTTTCCTCCGTGGTGCCTTCAGGGGCGCCGGCGGAAGGCAGTTCGGCGGAAGCGCTCTCGGCCTTGTCCTTGACCGCCCGCACCGTCGAATCGATGGCGGCGATGGCCGTCTCGCCCTTCGCCGCGACCATGGAAGCGGTGTCGGCCACGGTCTGCGAATCGTTGGCGACGGAAGCCGCCGCCATACTGGCGTTCGACGCGAGACTGCTCAGGTCGGACTGGGTGGCGGTCGCGGAATCCGCGGAGGACCGGGCGCTCAGCATGGCGCTCTTCGCCAGCATGGCGTTCGTTTGAGCTTCGGCCGTGATGGACTCCAGCGTGCTCAAGGCCGCAGCGGCCTTCGCGGTCGTGGCGGTTTCGTCGAAGAACACCAGCTCGTCCGGGTATTGTGCGGAAAGCGTCTCCGCCTCCGACTGGGTGGAAGCGTGGCGAACCTTCAACAGTTGGGAGCCGGCCATATCCTTCGGGACGAACGTGCCGGCGTCCACTTCCACGAGGTCCGCGTATTCGACCTTGGTCTTGGAGTCCGGCACCTCGACGTAGCGCGTGTACGCCTGCGGCGTGTCCGCCAACTCGATGACCTGCCAAACAAACGCGCTAGTCGTGGGCAGCAGGTCAACCGTCAGCTCACCCGTTTCGGACAGATTCGCGTCGAACGAGGCCGCGATAATAAGATTCTTCGCCGCGTCGAAGTGACGACGCACCGGGCGGAACCGCAGCGTACCGGTCACAGGGTCCAAGCCGCCCGTCTTCGGCTTCCTGATGGAAATATGGATTTGGGTCATTACTGTTCCTCCTTATTGGATTCGATGATTGTTTCCGGTGCAACGTCCGGGCGAAGCTCGTCCGGCAGCGAGGGCTTGGGATGACGTTTCAAATTGTTGACCATGTTTCCCTTTTCTCTGGGATGGATATTGTTTGTGGCCCACGGTCGTGGGTCAGGACTGTCGTGGCGCTATCGGCGCGGATTGGATGTCATTGTTGAGCGATGTCCCGTGGCCGTTGCCGCCCAGGCTGTGATAGCTGTCGTAGAGGCGTTGGGAGCGTGATTTGAGGTCCTCGTCCGCCACTCCGTCGTGCTCGATGACCATTTCGCGGCGCAGGTCCTCCAACTGGCACAGCAGGAGCTCGCGCAGCCCGTTGACCATGGCTTTGCCCCATCGCCACATCAGGCCCAAAACCGTGGCCACGCCGCCACAGATAAAAGGCACGAGCCAATCGACGACGTGAGTGAGCAAAGACATGGAAAAGCTCCTTTACGGTGGGTAAAACCCACACGTTCGTCCCCGTTGGATAGGCCAACGGGCGTGTGGGTTTTCGGAGGTTGAAAATGCTGTTACAAGAGTTTTGGACCAACCGGTTTTGGCCGCATTGCACGCGGAATCTACGTGAGAGCACGTGGGTCGGCTACGAGAGCGCTTGGCGTCTGCATGTCATGCCGGTTTTCGGTGGCATGGACATGAGCGCAATAAGCGTGGAACTGGTCGACAAATGGCTCGCAGGTTTCGACAGCGCGGGCGCAGCACGCAAGGCGTGGAGCGTACTACGCGCGATACTGAGGCGGGCTATCCGCTGGAATCTCTTGGACGTGGACATCACCAGACGCGACATCCAACTCCCCGCCAAAACTCATTACGAGCCGACCATATTGACCCTCCGTCAGCAGCGTGCACTGTTGCAGGGCTTTTACGGGCATCCGCTTGAGGCGTGGCTGATCTGCGCCGTCTCATGCGGGCTCCGCACCGAGGAAGGGTATGGGCTGGAGTGGGGCGACATCGACCTGCGCTCAGGTGTCCTGCACGTGGAGCGTGGCCTGCAATGGGTGGGCGGGCATGAGGCCGTCGTGCCGCCGAAAACCGAACTGTCCCGCCGCACGCTCCCGTTGCCGCGCTTCGCGGTCAAACGATTGCGCGAGCTCAGGCCACGCGAGGGGGGCCGACTCATCGGCACCCTCACCCCGCCGCAAGCCGCACGCCAATACAAGGCCTACTGCAAGCGGCATGATCTGCCGCACGTGCCCGCACGCAACCTGCGCCACTCATGGGCGACGAACACTCTGGCGGCGGGAGCGGATATCGCCATCGTGTCGAAAATGCTCGGCCACAGCGATATCAAAACCACCGCGAAGTACTACCTCAAACCGGATATCTCAGCCCTGCGAGACGCGCAACGCCTCTGGGAACGAGCCCTAATAGCCTGA